CCTAGTTCACTAAAGTCAAACTCCCCTTTAGCTTCGTCAAAATACGAGTAGATGTCAGCAAGTTGTGCAAGTGCTTTTGGTGATTTGCTGATCAAGTCGTTTTTACGTGCAGCTTCATCGGGTTTGAGGTTTTCCAGTACCGCTTGTTTCCTGGCCTGGTCCCAATCAAGGCTTTGTACAGTATCATAAAGTTGTTCGTAAAACTGCACACGCTGTTGTTCTTCTTGTAATTTTTGTTGACGTACAAGTTCTAACTGTTCTTGTTTTTCTTGTTGTACAAGTTGTTGTTGGTCATTATATACTTCCTGTGCTTTTTCAAGTAATAGACCATCTTGTAACAAGTCGTCAAGATAACGTGTGGCTTTTTCTTCTGTAGGGAACAACTTGGTCTGCATGATGAGCGGTTTGAGGAACTCATACGCTTCATCATCAGTGGTAGGCGCTTCTATGGAAGAAGGCCTTAAATAATATGTGTCAAAGAACTCGGCAAAATCCTGTACGGAAAGATCAGGTTTTTGAAAACTTAACTGAAGAAGTTCTTGTGCAAAATCAGGTAAGGTAGATACTGCCTGGGCAAACATCTGTTCCGGTAAATCGGCAACTAATGTTTCAAAGTTTTCAACAGTAGGTTGAAACTCTTCATCCTCAGGTATGATGTTGGACTCTACCAAAATATCATAGAGTACTTTTACCCTATCATCAATTTCTTCTTCAGGACTATCCTCAAGGTTATTATCAGGGGTTTCTTGAGGTTCGTCTTCAATGACTTCCTTCTCTACAGGTTCTTCCAAGTTCACTGGTTCATCAAATCCTATCAGATCTTCAAACAGCGATTTTTTTTCCATTGTCTCAAAATTAGAATTAACTTAAATAAAATACTTTACTTTGATTTTTGATTCATACTACTTGCTTTGATACGGGCAAGGTTTTCTTCATGTTGTCTGTCTTTTTCTTTTTCGCTAGCTTCAAATATTTGTTTTTCCCTATCTCTTTCAATAAGATCGTTTTCTTTGTTCTTATTGATGTCATATTGATTAGCTAATGATTGTGCCTGTAGTTCAGCTATCTCCCTGGAAGATATACGTTGCTCACGTATCTTAGCTAGATCTCCTTCCAGTTTAAGATCAGCACGATATTGTTCAAGTTCGCGCATAGCTTTCTTCTGTTCTTCTATTAAACGCATCTGTTCCTGTTGTTGCTTATCTATGCGTTCCTGCATTGATCTTGATTCAGTAGCTAAGATCTTATGCATCTCTTCTACAGAGTTAGTGGTAGTGAGTGCTTTAAGTACACTGGATACCTGTTCCACACCTTGACCAGCATTTTGTGCAAAAGAGAATACAGACTGCAACATATAATTAAAGTACAGTTGTTCCCTACCATTATCAAACAGGTACAGACCTAGACCTTCAAGTTTATCTACATGTTTAGGTTCTACTGACATATATTCCTTAGTACCATCAGGCAACATATATTCCAAGTCAAAGTGTTTGAGGTTGGGGTTATCCTGTAGATAATTCTTAATATAAGTACGCATATTCATAATATGCTCGTCAAGGGCATGTGCCCATACCATATCAAGAGTAAAGAACAGTGTCTGTGTAGCTAATGTAGATTGTACCAGTGCTTGTCTGTTATCTGTAACATTAGTGTTGGGCATGGTAAGGGATTCCCTTTGTGGCGGTATACCCATACGCATACCTACTTCCATATCCAACATAGAACAGAAGTTCTGTATGTTAAGAAGTTGAGGGCTGGTATCTACCACATTATATGTAACACCAATAGTCCTGGTAGGTGCTGCTGGCAAACCATTTGCACTCCTACCACTGGAATAAAACCTGGTACCTGTCTTCCTTGCTATTACCTCAGCTTTTAGTGTAGGGTCTGTAGACATTTCAGCATTGGTCTCGTGATCTTGTCCAAGTTCATCAGGTACCTGGTCAACATCAATAGCCCTTTCCTGACCAACATACTTACTAATTTCCCTGTCTTGAAGTCTTTTAGCTGCCATGTACTGAAATGCTGTAGGCATGGCACGTTGTACCAAAGATATCCACTTAGCGTTCCTATTGTACAGTATCGTACCTTTATACGATAGTTCAAACTTAGAAAATGGATTATCGCCATAATCAGGTTGAAAAGGTACTTCACGATAATCAACTAAGATATCACTACCTAACCTTGTTACCTCATACCTCCTAGGTATCATTAAGATTTCAGCTTCCATTTCCAGATTAGAAACTTCATCTACCCATACATACTTAGTAGATTCTTCCATCCACCTGTTTGTATATTTAACCTTAGAAGCATATGATGGTATAACATCGGTATCTACTTGTAACGTCACATGCGTATTATACTCATCTTTAATGGTCAAGAAGATAACTTCTTTAAAAGCCCTGAACTCCAAGTGTAGACGTTGGATAGTTTGATTAAGATTATAATTAGTAAGCTGATTACCTTGATGGGTGCCAATACCCTTTCTCCTAAACTCACCTAGTGAAGTAAGTAACGAATAATACTTTACATGGTCAAAGACGGGTTTTGTCATATGACTTTCTGTCAACGGATTTAGCGTATAGCTATAATCAAGGATTTTCTGTATCTCTTCATCATCGAGCCTGTTCTGATATTCAAGGAGTGCATCACCTACAGTAATCTCGTCCCAATGAAATACATAATCACCTTTTTCTATAAACTGTGTATCAGGGCTTTTCTGAAACCCAACATGTAAAGGATTAAGTACTTTAATATAAGGTCTACCATTCTTCCAACCAGTATACAAAAACACCCTAGATACAGTAACCAAGTCTTCCAGTGTTTCCAGTTTCTTAGACTGAATAGCTTGATCTACATTTGCATGTTGTAGTAACTTAGAATACAGTGACTCGGACTCTCCTTGAAATGTTTTAACTGCTAAGTCCTTGGGGGAAAGTTGTGTCCTTAGTGATTCTATGTACTGATCGACTTCTTCCTTAGACATACCCTCCATCAAAGCTTGTTGTTTTTGTATCTCAAGAGATAAGTCTTCATTAATACTCATTTCAAAAGCTTTCAAGAGTTCTTGGTTTTTATCCCTGATAGCTTTTGCCGTAAGGAGCATAATCCTGTGATTGAGACCACGAGCTAGAAGATCACCTTTAAGTACTTCCAGCTTATTGGGTATAGGATTGTATGGTACAAGGGTTTCTTCAGTAGCACCATATTCCTCTAAAGAACCACAGTAGTAAGCAATGTCATCTTTAAACTTAGATAGATCATTGTTTACAAACTCATAGAGTTTTTTCATCTCCATATAGTCATGTACTATAGGAGATGCAGTGTATGGTACATATCTCTCAAGTTGATATTTATACCATTCCCTGTCTTTAATCTTTTCACGAAGTTTTATAGCGTCGTTCATTAGTTTTAAATATTCTTTCGTTTGTTACATAATACTGTAACAACTTCTTTTCTTGTTGCTTTCTTTCTTTTGAAGTAGTTGCAGCTAATTTAGTCTCGTGTTCCCGTAAGCCAAGTACGGCACCCCTGAAACCATCAAAGGCATCAAAGTTACCGTCTAAGTCGTAAGCTATCATTTGTTTTATAAGGAATAAACATGGTATCCTTTCAAAGTTCTTTTTGATACCATCATACTTAGGATCACCACAGTGTATCTCTGTCTCTTCTAATAGCCAGTCCCGCATCATCTTAGCAAGCCTGAGCTTAGTAACCCTATTACCTACCAAGTAACCAAAAGAAGTAATGTTCTTTTGCCTAATATCCATACCTTCTTGGTACTGTGGAGTAAAGCATAACAGATAAGCTTTATGTTTTCTTACATAATGTGCCCTACAGTCTGCTCCCCTATTCTTTTCAAACCATAACCCTTGTGGTGGGTTACCATAAAATGCCAGTAGTTTTTCTTGTGTCTCATAATATTCATCTAAGCCACCTAACGGCTTATCTATATACGAAGCTACGATAATATTCCCTGGCATACCACTGGATATATAAGCAGGGTTCATAAGGATGTAAGTAGAGCCTACTGATCCACCTTTAGTAAACCCTTCTTCTACATAAGGGTCATGGCCTATAAACATATACATATCCGATGGTATGGCATTGTTAATCTTCCTGGGAAAATCATATATCACCGGACACCCCCTTGGGTCTTTTCTCTTAGCTAAGTTTAAAGGCCAATCTGTATATGGTTCGCTTTCATGATCGACTTTATAAGTAACACCATTAGGAGATGCGGAATCCCATATGAGCGATACAGGTGTGTACAAGTCTTTGTAGTGTTGATATGAGATAAGTTGTTTTTCACGGACTTGTAACTCTTCAACAGGCATGAGTTGTTCTTCACTACCCAACCACATTTCATCTACAAAACAAGGTCTGTTTATCTTCTCATTCCTTAAGATATTAGGGTCATTGGATTTAGCAAAGTCAGCTCTAAGTGCATTGATCTTAGCTATAGCCATAGCATAATCCGTGTTACCATTATGATCCTTACAATCCCTATGTATCATGTAATTAGGTAAGAAGAACGCTACCTTACCATCATTACCTTCAGTACCATGCCTGTTGTGCCTTTCGACAATATTGTAATCCTGTGGCGATAGAAACATCTTCTTAGCACCTATGACCCTGGACAAGTTTCCTGATGTACCTAAATACAATTCAGTACCAAATCTACCATCACGTGTCAAGGTAGCTTCATTGGCAACATGTATATCCAACACATTAGGTACTAAACCAACCTCTTCGATAACAGATAACGAATACCTACCACCAACAGCAGCTTGTGAACCATCACCTTTATTTAAAGAATAGTTCACATGATAAAGTGCAGACTCTGTACCCTTAGACACCCATCTGTTACCAGAACTGACTTTGTACTGGTGTCGGTATGGGTTTTTCTTATTAGGTGCTTCTAACGAACCAGTCATATCTTTAAATATAGGGCTAGGTGTAAAGTCATCATCTTCATGCTTACCATATACACCAAACCTTCTACCTATGACAGGATCTGCTTTTGCTAGTATAGACTTCTGTACTTTATTAGCTAAATCACTGGACTTATCTGTTAAAGATGAACCTAAGACAAGCTTAGATGTAAGTTCACCGTTTATGAAGGTCTCATCATATCTGATCGCACCATCAAATATCAACCTATGTTCTATGACACCGGCAGTAAAATAACTCTTACCACCAGACCTGGTACCTAGGATCATAGCATTCCTAGTTTCATTTTCATAAAGTGCATTGCCTAGTGGATGAGATTTAAGTTCTTTGAGATACTCTTCAACAGGTTTAAACTTCTTTAAACTTCCAGATGAAGATATAGCTGTAGGATATTCTGACCTAATATAGTCTTCAGTGACATTAGAGTTATTAAGTACTTTTAGACAAGAATAAGTATCATCTTTTTCAAAACCAGAAAATCCAAATGCCTCCATCAAATAATATGCTATCTCCCATTCAATGTCATCTATCCTGGGTACAGTATACTTGGTAGACTTGGTTTTCTTACTCGTAGTTTCAAGTACAAAGAAGTTACCATAGTAATATAAAAAACCAGGACAGTAACGCCAGTTGTCGAACATCTTACCCCACAAACCTTCTATACACCTTTTAAACTGTAACGACCAATATTCAGTATAGTTAGGATCATCAGGGTGTAACAAAGGAGGGTTAGTCAGAAAATGATCAATGTTTTCTAATCTGATGTAATCTGTATATACCTGTCTATCCCCAATAAAGTAATTATTCATAGTCTTCTTTTGGTACAATCAAATTACCTTTTTCTCTAATCGTTTCTTTCCTACCACCATATACCTTAGGTGATATAGACTCTGCTTCAAATAACTTCCTGGCAGCTTCATATTGTGCATAAGCTTTAGCTGTAGAACTGTGCATGGCTTCTACCTTGGCCCAGAGTGCTTGTGTATCTTTGTCTACCATAGAAAAAGGGTTCTGCCTAGTCCTTTCCAGTAATTCAGTCCTTACCAGTTTAATCATCTCAGACCTCATATTTAATGCCTCTTCTTCTTGCTTAAGTGCACGAGCTGCAGGTGATAACCTGTATTGATTATATGCTTCAATAATAGTTACCTGGTCAGGGTTTTCTGGGTCAAACTTAGAATAGTACTTTTGTATAGCTTGTAGTTTGACATCTGTGCGCAACCGATACAGTTTATTATTAGGATCAGGGTCACACCATAAATATACACACCACATAAGTTTACTATCTTTTACCTTATCAAAAGGTGAAATATACTTAAGCTGTGGGTTAAGCTGCCAGAAATCATCAGTATCTATATTACCATTTACAAAATCAGACATCTTTAATGATTGCGTTAATAACCAAAAGTGTTTGGTCACCATCTTCAGTAGTAACCTTGATATTTCTAGATATAGCTGTTTCTTTAATCTTAGCCAGTTTAAGATGACTTGGGAACTGTGGTGCTGTAAACTTTACAGTAATAAACTTATTTTCAAACTTAGCTACAGAACATGAACAACCAGACTCCGCTTTCTTAATAGAAGACTTGCCTACGTAATCAAACTTTACATGTCTAACAGATCCTGGTGTAAGTTCACCTAAACTAATCTCTGTCGTTTTCCAGTTTGCCATTAGGGTGAATACATTTTAAAGATGATAAAAATAAAGGTCCTACTTGACAACCGCAATGTATGCAAAAACCAGAGTCATAACACGGTTTACATTCATAAGACCTTTTTAAAAACTTTAGTATAAAATACTTAGTCAAAAACCATAATATATGACCTTGTACATAATACCAAGCTCGTAAAGGATTTCGCCTTAAAAGAATAAGATAATCACGCATTGACAATTACTTTTATCCTCTGATAAGGTACCAAACAATATCCATAATGTCTATCCGTACAAACCTTTGGTAATTCTGGTAAAAGATATTCAGGGTGTGCATAACCAAACTCATACCCTACCACTTCCTGACCAAGTACTTCTGCTTTAGGCCTGATCACTTGTACTACCATACCAGGCTTAAGTTTCTGCTCATAATCAGGTGTACAAACAATAACCGCTAATGAAGAAAATTCATAAGGGTTAGTAATCAAATCCCCAGGTGTATGCGAACCAGGCCTGATAGATTGTACCTTTTCTTCAGGTTTAATCAGCAAACCAGATGACGTGGTGATGTTCTCCCTTATAAACATCCTGATAATATACCCATCGATAGGATTGAGAACAGTGTATAAAGGATCAAGGTCACGTATTTGCTGATTGTACCAAGCCTTTTTTTCAGTATCAGATTCCAGTTGTTTAATAATATTTTCCTTCTCCAGCCAATCATAAGGTTTAGAAGGTTGGATAGGTGTTTGGAAACTTACAGTTGTAGGTTTATCTTTCTTGGACTCGATAAAATCCTGTAACGTTTCATTTTTTAATTTCTGATTACTCTTCAGTATTTCCATCTTTAAATAAATTTTCGTAATAAATATTTAACCTTTTAGTTTCTGCTATCTGATTAGGTGTTTTCCTTGAAGACTGTTCGATGTTAAAACATATCTGGTGGTAGTATCTCGACAAGTTCCTGTAGTTATAAAACCCAGAGTTGGCATACTGATACGCATACCTCTTAACCTGTTTATACCTGACCTTTAACCTAAACACACTACCTATAACAATACCACCAAGTATCTTATGCGGTTCATACGTGTACGATTTTAATGTCTTCCAGTAATCATGTATTACCTGATCAACAATAGATTGATCTATAGACAAATGCTCAGCTACACGTTTATTTAACTCCATTTGAAATGTTTATCGACAACGTACCATTAAGTTTGGTCAACAGGCTATCAGGCTTGTTACCTTGATCTATCCAACCCTTATCACGTATCCTTTTCATATGTCCTGATAAAGACTGTGTAGACATCTTTAACTGTTTAAGAAGTATTTTCCTTGACTTACCTTCAACAGGTTCAGGATTCGTTAATATAAACGAAACTATGTGTTCTTCAGTAGACGTAAGACGTTTATCTTCTTCTAGAAAACATGATATACACCTTAAACATACTTTATAATACTCGATGGTATTTTCATATTGTTTAACAATATTCATAACATTCTTATTTCTGGTTACAAAGTTTGTTTATTTTTGTGATAGAAACAAGACAAATTATGAATATTTTAATTATCAGTCCTTGTTTAAGGACACACGGTGGCATAAGACTATTAGTAGACATGGCCACATTATTAAAAAACAGAGGTCATCATGTAGTATTCCACAGTATAGACCCAAGTACTGAAGAGGAAGAACAATGGGCCAACTTACAAGTCTATTACACTAAAGGTAATGATTTGTATTTACTAGGCTACGATGTTATAATAATAGGCACACCTCCTTTAGCCGGTATCCTTAAAGATTACCCTGTTAAAAAGTTTATGTTCTTACAAATGGCAGAGGAAATGTTTATGCCAGATAACCTAGACTGGTTTTATTCTTGCAATGCTGGATATCATAGTGGTGTACCTATCATAACCTATAGTCACTGGTTAATGCACAGGCTTAGAAGTATGGGAGTAAATAGTCAGATGCATTACATAGATCCTGGTGTAGATGAAAGATTTGTTAACAAAGGTAAAGAGAGGGGATATGTACTGGTAGCTAACTGGAATGCACAGAACAGTGTCAAAGATATAGACATACTGGGTCCAAGGGTAGCAGGGTTTTTGAAAAAGAAATACGGTGTAAAAATAGTAGGGTATGGTGCTGAAAGGCCAAAAGTATATAGTGATGTGTGTGATGAATATGTAGTTAATGCAGGGGTTGAAGATTTAGTAGAACTCTACAATGGAGCATTATTTACCATACAAGCTACCAGGTTTGACTGCAGATCGTTGGTAGGTATGGAAAGTATAAGCTGTGGTACACCAGTATGTAGAGGTATTATCAGTGGCGATGAAGACGTAAAACATTTAATCAACAGTGTGCGTTGTAACTATAATATAGACGAGATGATATTCTGGGCTGATAAGATGTACAGTAATAGGGAATTTCTAGAGGGTTTGAGAAAGAACTGTAGAGAAATCAGATGGGATATAGAGATAATAGAAAAAATCATTAGTATATGAAAACAATAGCACTTGTGTTGGACTATGAAGAAAGCCAATGTTATGGCGTACTTAGGGACTTTGACAAACGCGATATAGTCAGGGTAGACAGGCAAGGCGTAGGTTCAATGGCCAAAGCGTTCAATGAAGGTTTAGAGAAACTTAAAGGTAAAGATGTAGACTATGTGTGGTGGATCACCAACATAGAGTTTGAAAAAGGTAGTAAAGAAAAGTTAGAGAGTGTACTAATAGACAACCCAGAAGTGGGTGCCGTACACCCTAAATTCCAATCAGACCATCCACATATCAGGTTTGGATCAGGTAAGGTACCGTTCATAGAATTTACTGCACCTATGTTCAGGTACAAAACACTAGTAGATGTAGGCGATGTAGACGAGCTTATGCCTTACTGGGGTTTTGATTTTGACTGGTCTTATAGGGCTAAGTGTAAAGGTTGGGAACTAGTAGTAGAAGATGAAGTAGAAGTCTGGCATATGTACAGTAGACATCTAATGCGTCACCCAGTAACTGATGCCAGGTTGTTCTTAAGGGAATACCATGACCAAGGTACTATCGACAGGTTGGTAGAAAAATATGGACCAGGGTGGAGAGAGTTAATGACACATTACCTATATTTGTAGTAAATAAAAACAATCAATTATGATAGATGTAACGGGAGCAGTGTTGACCAAGTTAGCTACAAGAGCAGACAGGTCAATAGTTATTACCTTAGACCTAGGGGAGTTGGTAAAACTAGGCGACTTTGACGGTATGGTACAAATGCCTTTAAGGGTAGTACTGATTACAGAAGACGAGATTAAAGGTATGGAAAATGACAAACAAGATTAAACACATACTCATCGACATCGATGGTTGTTTAGTGGACAACAAGCAAGACATTGATGAAGAGGGTAGGAAGATCAGTAAGAAAATACACTGCAGAGATACCGTAGCGATAAAAAAGTTACTTGAAGAAGGTTATAAGGTGACGTTGATCACAAACAGTTCCTGGTTAGGTATGGAAATGTGGAGTAAGAAACTAGGATGTGAATACCTATACTGTAAAGGGAACAAGGCTAGTATAGATATAAACTGGGACGAAGTATTAAGTGTAGGTGATGACTACTGGTTGGACAAAGACATGTTAGATAAATCCCTAGAATCCTGCGTAGTAAGAGATGCCGATATACGTTTACGTGAATGTGGTGAATACATAGTACTTGACACTAAGGGTGGTGACGGTATAGTAAACGAATTAATATATAGATACGATCTGATATAGTATCATCTGTTTCCGTTTATGGTCATTGCTAAGAGGGGTGCTGTTTATACAGCACCTTTTCTTTTATCAAACATATTAAAGAAAAAAAAATATCAAAAAAGTTAAAAAAATATTGGTGAAAATGAACTTATGTGAAATCTCGATTGTTAAATAAAAAAAGTAAGTAGATAAGTAACCAGTGTACACAGTATATTTATTTATCTAAAGAATCTTTTTTATTTAATCACAGGCGAAGCTATATCAGTATCTGATCAAAAGATAAGTGTTAAAAATTTGTTAAGATAGGTTAAGTTTTTTTCATGGTAATTAGTGGTTAGTTATTGTAACCTGTATGTGTGTAACACGTGCAGGTTATTTTTTTATACATAAGTACCCCCTACCTTTTTAATGTGTAGTTGTAACCCCCCCTCCCTTATTGTGAGATATATAATGGTGTATGTAGGAGCTTAAACATAAACTCTATATATACAATAGTCTGTGTATGGGCTTCCCCATCCCCACCCCCCCTTGTAACTGGACAGGAATACCCCCTGTATTATTCACACTTAAAAACTAACAAAATGAATTACAATCAGTTCGTGGAAGAGCATGGCCTCGAAGGAAAAAAGATGCAGGTAATGCAGGCCAAGAAGAGTAGCTATGGCAAGGTAGGAGACCTTGTCATAATCTTCGGAGGGACAAGTGAGAAACCTTGGTCTACCCTAACAGCTGCTGAAAAAAATGCATTCAAAAAGGCTGATGTCACAGAACTCTCTGAAAACGTGTACGTTATAGGAGGGGGTGCCCAGGTAGTGGGCACATGGACATTCTAAGAGGGGCTGTAGCCCCTCACCTTTTTTCCTTTAACACTTCCAAACCGCGCCTCAAATCCCTACTTAAGGGCATTTAGGCGGTGTATAGTTCCAATAAGATTAGCTAATTACATGGGGTTTAGCCAGCCCCAAAGTCCTCATTTACTTCACACTCTAAACTATAATAAAAATGGAAAAAATTATGGTAACCTATTACATGATTGATGGGATACTCCATTACAACCATGGACATAGCATAGGACAAACCGCAAGTCCTATTTACAAAAAACACGTAAAAGGGCACAACAGAGAAAAAATGACTCTAGAAGATCTCTACGTTGGGAAAAAATCAATATACGGAGCAATGCCTGAAGGAGTATGGGATGTTGACGGGTACAATACCCGTTATGGATACCAACCAAGAAAAAAGAAGTACGTAGAAGGAGAGCCTCTCCGTAATGGTCAGTATTTTTATACTGATCAAGATGAGGATTTCTGGGGTGGATACGCAGCAATTTCTGAGATCCTCAACATAGACGTGTTAAATGTATATGTTCCATCTAACTTCATATGGGGAGAAAAAGGGTATAAGTTTGTGCCATGGGGTGCAAAAGAAAGAATTGCTACTTCTACAAAAGCAGAATACGAAGTTGAACTTAAGAAAGTAATAGTTACGTTGGCTCTTCATGGAAGAGCTAAATACGAACTAATTACTAATATAACCCCGAATAGCATTGAAATTACAAGGGTCTATGAACCTTTGTAATTAAGAACTGAGACCTAAGCAAGTCTATAAACTGCATAGTATACAGGTACTATCATAATGAAGTCGCAATCCTGTATGAACTTGCTAACAATCACCTTGTTAGTTGGGACCACATTGTGGTTAGACCTGTAAAACGTAAGGGTTTATTTCATAACACTGCTACCCGCAGATCTTAGTATCTCATGGTATTTATGAGCAGTGTATCAACAACGATGGTGGTATAAAACGTTGTAACCTATAAGAGAGAACCACCTCCCCGCATAATATATCGGGGTTGTAAGTGAACTTTACTTTAAGTGAAGGAACCTACTTACACTTTAAAAACTCAAAACTCATTACATGAAATTTCCAAAGATAAAAGCCAACCTGCATTCTTTAATGAGTGTAGGTGTATCAGTAACAGGGTTTCTTGTTACTGATGGTAGATATGATAGGGATCTTAAACCTCATGAATATGAGGTAAAGATTCCAAATACAGAGATTGATGTGTTTTTTACACATGGTATATTTTGTGCCTATGTGTATGATGAAACACATAATGTCTTAACAGAACTGGAGATAGAGAAAGACCTAAAAGATAGTGAAGTTGTAAACTTTGCTAAAAAACATTTTGGGGTGGATCCAATAAACTAACTTGCTGGTGGGTTTGAGCTAAAATACTAGCATTTTATTGCCAATAGCTCACTAAGTACTGGTTCAGTAAGGTAAAACCTATAACCAACAGATTACAGCTCTTACTGGCCAGTACTTTTTAATTGATTATTCACTACTAAATACATAGCTGTATGAAAATAGATACAGAAGTCTACAAGGAAATAGAAATACTAGTTTTCTATAACGAGAGAACAAAGTATTTCTTTGCCACATCCATTGTGGGTAACAGCCACAATGAATTTGATACAAGATTGAACAACTTCTGTGGTGGATTTAAAACACCGAAAGAAGCTGTTAATGATGTAAGAAAACAGATCGATGCATTTCTTCAAGAACAGCCTAAGACTTATGAAGAACTTGCACAAGCAATTACTAAAACCTTGGTATGGACAGGTTATGAAGACTGCTATGCTGATACGTTTATTGTACAAAAATTAGTAGAAGGGTTCCTAAAGACTAAAGGTATAGAACTGTAGTACATATGGAAAATAAAAAACATTTATTACACTCTTAAAAACATACAAGTTATGACAGGAGAAACATTTGTCTTAATTGTAAGCTGTATTATTGTATGGTTCATAGCAGCCTTGTATATTATATACAGGGTAGATAATCATGACCTATGAAAACATACAGGATAGATTACTGTTATACGTTTTGCGATGAAGATGATGGTAGAATCATCACATCCAAAGGTTACTGCCTTATAAAGGCTAAGAGCCAAGAACAAGCTATCAAAACATTTAACAAAAAATACAGGGGTGACCTTGTAGAAATTCAAGAAGTATGAATAAGAGAATACCAGAATTAAAACAGAAGCATATTGATACAATCTTTGTAGCAATAGCAGAAATACGCAGGGATCAAAAAGAAGGTAGAATTTCTACAGCTGATGTAGTAGAGATATTACAGAAGTATTATGAGTACAGTGAAAAACTAATTCAACTGATAAAACAAGACGCATGAATAAAAAAACACCGCCGACATTGACAGAAAAGTATGTTGCTGAAATTTTTGTAGTAATTTCCGCAATTCACATAGACCACAAAGAAGGTAAACTATCTACACGTGACGTGATTGATATACTGAACAAGTATTATGACTTTGGAGACAAAATGATTGAATTATTGAAAAAAGAAGTAGATCATGAAATAATGACTACAATACTTGAAAGCCACGAAGACTACCAATTAGTACACTACAGCTACACGATAAAATTTCAAGGCTGTCAGTGTATTAAAGACTGTACATGCAGAGAAGACTACAAGCCCTGGAATGAAGAATATTACAGGGTGGTACCTACAGACCCTAGTAAGGGTAGAGGTCAGAAATTTTATAAGTACGAGCTTGCACTAAAGCTGTACAATAAACTTACTGGGAAATGTAGCGTATAATACACACAACAAGTAAAGTTAGCACATGTTTAGGAGGCTATGTGTAATGCATAGCCTCTTTTTATTAAACTTAATGAATCACAGCAATGAAGAAAACAGTAGAAATTAAAAATTTGGATATCAAAGAAGTTAGCATTTTTATCGAGGGTGTATCACCATTGATAGTAAATAGATGCTACAACGATATTCCAATAAATCCTGGCGAGGAAGCGAAAACCAGAAAACGCAAAGAAAGAAACATCAACGAAGAGTTCCAACTATCTAAACATATAAGTGAAGATGGTTGGGAAGGATTTCCTGCATCTGGTTTCAAAGGAGCTATCATTAGGGCAGCAAAAGTCTGCGGTTTAGTAATGAAAGATACACAAGTATCTTTTTTTATCAAACCAGACTGCAGGAAGACACAACTGGTGAAAATCTTTGGCGAAGCACAACCTCGTCATGATATAGCCAGGAATGCAAATACAGGTGCTGCTATCCAGGTATGCAGGCCAGAATACAAAGAGTGGTCTGCTATCCTCAACATCGAGTATAATGAGGGTATGATTAGTATTAACCAACTTTTTCAACTGGTATCTGCTGCTGGCTGGGCTTGTGGTATAGGTATTATGCGCCCTGAGAAGGGTAAGCATGGCTATGGCAGATGGGAACTTGTTACAGAATGAATACGAAACCTGTAGAGTACTTTTGGAAAATGAAAGGGTTTTTCAAAGGTATAAATCCCAACGAAGCTATAGTAGAACTACAGCGAATACAAAAAGAATATGGAGAGCTTACACCAAAGACTGTGTTAGAAGCATCGAGAAATCCAGATGCCTTATTTCACAAATACTTTGAGTGGGATGATACAAAAGCTGCTGAAGCCCACAGACTTCAACAAGCTAGGATACTGTTGAACAATGTTGAAATACGTGTAGTATCATCTGGTAAAGATGTTGTTATACCTGTATTTGAACATGTGAAAACAGAAGAGAAAAATACCTACAAAACCTTTATGAGTTTTGATACTGAAGATGTTAGTTATCTGAAAGATAGAACTCGAAAGGAAATAGAAATACTAGTTGTTAAGCTTTCCAAGTTTGAACAATTTAACAAAATTGTCAATATGCTTGAGGAAGTACTTAATGAGCTAGATTGTGTTTAAGTTGCTTTCTGTATGCTAAGTTAAGTTAAAGTAAAGTCAAGTATTTAGTCACAAACCTAAAGCATTTACGTTGGTAACCTGATTGATGTAATTGGTAGCATAATACTATTAAGTGTTTGTGCAGGTTCGAGTCCTGTATCAGGTTCTAAAAACATATACTATGAAGAAAGACAAATTCTTTTTTATACTTCCTATGGTACTATACAATAGGAATAATGGGAACACTGCTATCCTTGTAGGATGGCTAGGTTACCTTAAGATATTTAGGTTGAAAACACATTGTCCAGGTAGTGTAACGAATAACACATAGGAATGCGCAGGTGCACCTATATATAGGTTCGAATTTTGTCCTAACTACAAAAAATAAAAGTTATGAAGTATATTTATAAAATTAGACACATTGAAACAGGAAAGTTTATTCGAGTTAAATTAGAACTTGAAGGCATTCGTGTGTGGAAAGAAAAAAAAGTACTCCAAGAAATAACCCCTGAAATGGGTAATCAACTATTTGATACACATAAAGGTTGGAGAACCCCTCCAAATCCTACCAATGAAGATTTTAAACAAATTGGTTGTGAAATTGTTGTGTATCAAATATTTGAGAAAGAATGTTAGATATAGTCGGGTGGCGGAATTGGTTTAGACGCTTCGGTGCAAATCCGATTAACCCACAGTAGGGGTAGTACATTAAGGTTCAATTCCTTATTTGGTGTATATACATCAAGTTGGCGCTGTACCACTTACAGGTTCAAATCCTGTCCTGGACACAAAGCCTGAGGTAAGGGTACGAGAGGTGTGTGCCAATAATTGATTGAAAAGGTAGGAACACACACTTGCTGCAGTACAGCCTTAGGCTTTCTTAGATTATTCATTTAAAACATATAACTATGATGCTTACTGTAATTTTTCAAAATGTACATGCACTACGTGATGTACATGCTTGCAGCATATACAAAAAAGACATCGACTTTTCTGTTGGTAGTATTTTACTATTGAACAAAATAAGTTACGGATCTGGCAAGATAACCCACAAGAATGAATACCGAGTAGTGTATATCACTAACCGGAACTACAAGTTTGTTAATACCCTTACTGGGGAGTTGACAAACAACCCTGCTATCCTGCACAAAGATGAAATACCTGTAATTACTCGAAATGATTATGTCATTAAAAAATCTGAAGAATGATCTATGCATTTATCCTTGCTATGCATCTAGACACTTTACCTCCTAAAGAGGTAATGCCTGTTGCATGGGCATATCTCCGTAAACCAATTTCATCACAAAATTACAAACAACATGAAAAACAAGCCTTGGAGCAAGCAAGAGTTAGACTTGCTCCAAAAAACCGCAGAAAACCTCAAAGATGATGCTGCGATTATCTACGAGGTATCTAAAGCTACAGAAAGAAGCGCATCGGCTATTGCCAACAAGCTTTGGCAAATGCGCAAAAACGAACAACAAGTACCACAAGACAGTCGTGTACCAGTATTTTACATAAGTATAAACGGTACACGGCTAGAACTACATCTACAAAAAAGCTCATTAAAAGAAATGAGCACACTTCGTATCTATGACAAAGCAAACGATCTTGTCGGTACCCTACAAGTAACAGTGCAATAAACAACAGTGTAATTATGTTTTTCATTAACCATTAATAATAATTTTAACCATGACAAAACTTGAAGTTTTATTAAAAGATGGAAAAGCTCTCAAACCTTACTTAAGGGCAGCTTTTCGTGTTGACAACACTGCCAGGGGAGGTAAGGCAGGTTGGCGTTTATCCTTCTTACAACAGAGGGAAAGCGTTGCTGCTACACCTACCCAAAATTCGTTGCTCCGGAAATCCCTAGCCATTAATGGCTGGATTACGTATACTGCCATCATTGCCACCACGGAAAAGTTTCTTAAGGAAACTTTCCTGGAAGATTGGACTGGTGAAAACTTATTCTTTGTATCTCAAAACCAAAATGGTACTGCTGTAGACAGTAACATTGAGGGTGACTACAGAGTTGTAGACTCACTGATTACTGCTGATGCTTTGTTTGGCATTGAAGAGGGAGGTACTACCATTTGTGTAGTAGAATCTTTTACTGTAGATCCTTTCAGGGCTACTACAATGCAACCGGTCTCTAACCCACAAACAGGCAGCCCTGTACTTGTCATGGCTCCTGATGGTAAAGCCAGGCCTTATTACAGGCATACTGAAATCCGGGCAAAAGCTGAACTCTTTGGCGCAGAGGTTCAGTACATTACAGATTATGTCAAACTGGCTACCAATGGTGGTGAAGAAAAGCCACACATCCTTCTGCCAAGTGTAATCGGTAATTTGATGTCTAAACCAGGTACTATTGATGCAGCAATGCATCTGATGAAAAATCCATATGATATCATCGACCTGAGCTATGACATGCCAGTTACCACTGCTGCTGAAAAGATTGGCATAGGTAACTTACTCGGAGCGTAAGATTTTTGAGTGTGAATTTTTAGTAGGGTAGGCTTCGTGCCTACCCTTACATTTATTTAAAAACAAAAGAATGCAACCATACAACCATCATGCAGAAAACAAAGCAGAAGCTTGCTTTATTGAAGAATCTGCAATAGATATACTACAAGATACAACAGACCTTCAAGAGCTATTGAGCTTTGATAAGCGTCTGCTTGCATACCAAGCAGTACAGGTTATACCCAGGTTCAAAGACAAAGAAGCGTACTTATGCTCGAATACCAAGTTTGCCAAAAATAACCCTGTCAAGGTGAACAAACACGTACATCCAAAACTGGGAGAACTCATCCTTGAAAACTTGGATAACTTACAAAAGGCTTTTCAAGAAAACCTGATACTCTTCAGCTTCAGTGGCTGGCATATTAAACTTATAGGATATCTGCAAATATTCTACAACAAATTTAGTAAAACTGTAGAGTTTGTAGAGATGAACTACACAAAAGAAGAGATCATCCTGCTCATAGCCGCAAGTACCGTAATAAGGGAGAACGCTACAAAAGAAATAGAAAAAATATCCAAGCTCAAAGAAGATAGTAAGGATATGTCTATCAAAGCTCTCCTTAAAGCTTTAGGCGAAGAGGATGATATATTAACAGTCACCTATGAAGGTAAAGAACTTTCAGAAGAGGAACTGGAAATACCTTCTTTTGACAGCGACAAAGTAGACAGGGATATTGACCAAAACATCGGTAATGAATTGTGGTTACAAGGTAGCAATACGGCACACATTTACGGTGTGAGCGGTGATTGTATGATGACTAGTGATGGTTTGAATGCAATCAAGGAAGCTATCCAGCTACCATACAATGGTCAATACACCGATATGGAAAAAGTTTGTTTGTTAGAAAACACCACAGAAGGTGTGATCAAAGCAATAACAAAGAAATATGGAGAAGATACCTTGATGATAAAGATGTTAATTGAACTCCAGTACAATAAAACAGACTGGAGACATCAGGTTATCATGCACGACAGGGTAAGCCGTGTTATGTATTATCGGAAAAATAACATACAAATGGATGATATAGAATATATTATCCATAAAGTACTATAAGGGTTAGTTTTTAAGCAGTCTTTTGGCCAGGGGAGTATATTGTACTTCCCTGGTTTTTATGTATTTTTGAAAAAAAAATACACATGGAAATCAAAAAGTTATCTCCTATGCTAATGGAAATTAGGATACCATACGGTGAACCAGCATTTTTTTTCCTATCATCAGACTGGCACTATGACAACCCTAAATGTTTAAGGGATAAACTACATAAACACTTAGATATTACCAAAGAGAAACAAGGACATGCGCTTTGTTTTGGTGACTTCTTTTGTTTCATGCAGGGTAAGTATGATCCCAGATCAAGTAAGAAAGATATTAGACCAGAACACAAGGTCTCTAACTATATAGATGCAGTGATCGATGATACTGTAGAACTGCTAAAAGATTACCCCATACTTATGGTATCAAATGGAAATCATGAACGGAACCTTTTAACTAGGCTAGAAACAGATGTTGTACAACGTTATGTAGACAAACATAACCTTATATCTGACTATAAAACTTATGTAGGAGGATATCATGGGTTCATTAAGTTTGTATTTCACAACAATAACAGTAATACCAAAACATACCTGATGTACTTCCATCATGGTCTATGGGGAGGATCAGTAATGAAAGGCTTTCAAGCCAATACCAGATATGCAAGTTATGTAGATGCAGACTTTATTGTATCTGGACATATACACACAAGACACTTAGATGAATCCATGCGGTATAATATTACCAAAACAGGTAATTTAGAACTTAGACCGCAATACTTCATCAAGTCTGGTACTTACAAAGAAGAGTACCTAACTGATAATGGATGGGCTATAGAGAAACTAGCTATACCTAAAAACATAGGTGGTTGGTTTCTAGAGTTTACAGGCAAACATAGAGACACAATAGATTTTAAAATATCAATGACTTAATTATGGCAAGAGAACCATTTCCAGGTGAACAAAAGTTTACCCATGCAACACCAAACAAGGCAGGTGCTTACCGTGCTCATTACTACAAGCAAAAGGTATGGATAGCCAAACCTGTAGACGAAACAGTTGTCAAACTAGAAGCTGATACCATTATGCGTATTAGAGACTTTAAAGGTAATATTGAAGAAGTATTTGCATCTGAATTACTATTTTCTAATTTTTCTAATAATTAAATTTACTTATTATGCCAACTAAAAAAATTCGTGTAAACGTAGAGCATCCTCAAACAGGTGAAAGGGTCACTGCTATCACAACTGGTCTTGGTAAAGGCCTTAATTCTGAAGTTATCACTGCAGATGGAGCTTATACCACTATTGGTAAAGGAAAAGGTATTGTGCATCCAAAAGACAAAAAGAAAAACCAATGAAAGACGAAGCAATGATCATGAAAATGGCGGAACATATGCCTCATAAGTTCCCGCCAGTAACGGAACACAGCAATTATGTAGATCCTGAAGGGTTGTCTGAACAACCCTTTACCAGGTCTATGACTAAGGCTGAAATGTGTTATTACCTAGCAAATGCAGACTACGAAACATACCAGATGTACGTAAGTTTGTGGCTAGCTCACCTTGAAGCGAGAGCGAGTACGATGAAGTTGCTCTCTACAAGAAAGAAACTTATCAAAGCCAATTACGCCTACACTGTAAAGAAAATGAAAGTATAATGAATGTTTCAATGAACTTTGGAGGGTTTCTATATTCTATGGATATAGCCCTCCGTATCCTAAAAGCAAAATACCAGGATGACATTGAAGACATGTTTGTAGACTTACCACAGCTCAAAAAGAGCTGTGGTGAGTTTATAACAGAAGTCTGGGATAGTGTTAAACCTGTTACCATGATGGAACTGATGGATTCTAAATCCAGTATCTTTGTAAATACCCGTGAAGAAAACATTGGAGACAAAAGAAGAACTTTGTTTAGGTTCTTACCTTTATCCCTGATGTATGAAAACGCCGAAGTAGTAGATGAAAGAGTTGTTGTTACTAAACAACTTGACGGTGTTATCGAAAATGTATACCGCCTTAAAAGACTAAGTGTCAAAAAGGTATTACCGGAAGTCAAACAACCTGAGTTCAATGGTAAGAAGGTTACTTGGATGTATGCCGTAGAAGTTACGGATACACATACAGGTAAGAAGTACCACCTCAGGGTACCTGCTGATGAACCATTTTGTAAGAAAGGTAGTTATAATGCCGCAGCTGCTGTAGCATGGACTTGCTATGTGAGGATACCTGTAAACTACATTGAGTCTATTACCAGACAAGGTGAGGTACACTCGTTCAAGATAAAACCTGAATGTGTGGGCAAACCTTGGCACAACGAAGCTTATCACATGTCGGAATCTAATTATTTTACTTTATTAAATCAACAAGCATGAATGCAACTTGGCAAGAAGTGACCCTTACGAGAGGTTCACAAGAAAAGCATGTGTTACAAGGTGATGTACAAGTGGTCAGGAACGATTTTGACTCTAACTTTGTACAAACCGATGTGATCACCATGCCAGCACAAGTACCTTCAGATCGCGGTTCTATCGTGGCCTGGGTAGTACCAGAAGGTAAAACAGCAGTGCTCAAGCACCCCACGCATCAGCCTGTAACTTTTAAACCTGGTCTCTACTTCTCTGTTATCCAGGTCGAGTTCAACGAGTTTGAGGGTATTACCGATGCCTGGGATTAAGGACTAAGTTTTCTTCATTATTTTCAACAAGGGGCCTTGCTATAGGCCCCTTGTTATTTTAACGACCCACATATGAATATAAATAAATTCAGACAAGACGTTGCCGCCAACATACAAAGTATGGACCCGATACATTTTGGGGATTGGTACAAAAAAGAACTACCTAAGTACGATATGTTTTTCAATACAGAAGAACTTGAAAACATACACTTGAGGGCAGCACAATACATCGACCAGGTAAAAATAAAAGAGTTTAAACCTATCCTTGGTATCGAGGTAATAGCGCAGCGTGAACTTCAAGAAAGAATACACGACGATATACACTTTGGTGATTATGTACAACTACCTGCAGAAGTCTTTCCTTTAATCAAAGCGGGCAAGACAGTACTTACCTTTGACCAGTTTGACTCATTCTGTTATCACACCAATACCGATCTACCTAATGATCAAGGCTATGGTAGAGGATCAAGGCCAGCTATCAACTTACATGTTGTAGACACTATCCGTTATATCAACTGGATAAATGATATGCAAGGTAAGCCTATGCCTTACATCCTTAAAAAGTACAACGATGCATGGTGGTTCTGGTACAATCCAGAAATCCGTGGCCATGCCGTATATGTATTCCCTACCAAATCCGAGTGGTATAAAATTGCAGCAGACCATGCAGAAAACTTAGATACCAGGGATGACCTTGGTGAGATTGCTTGGACAGCAGCAGAAATGGATGGTAAGACACAACCTACTTGTATGAAGAAACCTAATAAGTATGGTATCTATGATACGGTAGGTAATGTGTGGAAGATGGCGGTACCTGATGAACTTCCTTTTATGAGCGAAGAAATTTGGGCAGAAAAATTCCCAAATGAACCGTATCTTAGCGGTATATTCTTCTACCAAGGTGTTCATATATGGTAACTGGTTGGAAATACTATGTGAAAATTAACGGTGTACTTGTACTAGGTCCTTACAATACCTTAGTAGAGTTAGAAGCTGATCTTCCACCTTTAAAAGGGTCATATACCGTTGTGAGAATAAACAATGCCGAAAAAGAAGAGTATTACACAACGATAAAAAAGTAGTTTCAATAGGATGCTTTATTCAGCTAGGGCATTTCGTCTGGTGCCCTAGCCTTTTTAACACTACGATTATGCTTATAGATAAAGTTGTCGTAAACCAGATCATCGAAGATTTAATTTATCTGTTCAATGCCCTTGAACATAATGATCTCGAAAGTGAAGACACTGAAGTGGCAATAAATAAAACTGTTGCCATGCGTGATAAGCTTTTTTGTATATGTAATAAAGCATACGGTAACGATATTAAGGTATGCCCTTTGTGTAAAAAACATATATTTATACGTTGGGATGGTTTAATCAAACACAAGTAATTATGGAATTTAACATTGGCGATAAAGTCGTTTATGTAAAAACCAACGAAAAAGGTATCGTAAAGCAAGTAAATCAAGACACTTGCCATGTAGTGTACAACTGCAATAATGACTGGGATAACTATGCTTATTACACAGGTCAGCTTACTAAAAAAGAAGATTTAATACATAACTGGGAACAAAATGGAAAAGATAAAGGAAGTCGTTAAGAGAACAGATCCTGTATATTTTTACCTTGAAGAAAGGTATCAAGCACCAGGGACATACCACTACCAATACATGAACCACACTAGGATATGTAAGTTGTTCGATCCTGGTAAAGCACAGACGCCAAACCTTCGTCAGGCATATTATGACGTATGTACAAAGTCATTAAATTATGCACTCACGAAAAAGTTAAAAACGGAAGAAAAAGAAGAAATCCAATCTAAGCTAAAGAATCTTGAAAGATTTAAACCCTATTTATAGGGGCATAGGTGTTTTGGTTATTTATTATGCTAAGGCGGGTGTAGAAATACACCCGCTTTTTTATTTAAATCACATTCAACAAGCTATGATAATAAAAACAGCACACATATTACAAAACCAGTATTTATTCCATAAGATAGCAAGTACTAATTACTTTCCATGTTATGAATGGTATTATAAAGGTACTATTAGAATAAATTTAAAACATGTACTATGAATATAATATCAACTATTATATGTCCCCGTTACTATAGCCTTAAGTATCATATGCACTGTTCTTTAGTAGCTACCTACATTGTACGTTTACCTTTAAAGTATATATCCGCGTAAATATAACCTTAAGTATCATAACGCTTAAAAATCATGTAGATGAAAACCTTTGATTTATATTTCATAACATACAAAAGATATACAGCATGGAAACCTTTGATTTATATCCAATTAATGCTATGTCACTAAGAGAGTATATGGAAATAATTAAAAAAAAAAGGTTGAAAATAAGAAACTGTTTAATACTATGTCACTAAAGGAGTATAAGGAAGTAATTGAAAAAAAAAGACTGAAAACAAGAAACTGCTTAGGTTCAAGAGGCTATAGCAGATTACTAACACTAAAATATGTACCATGCATACTAAAGTATTAGCAGTTTTTGATGTAGGTAAATCTTGCATACAACACATAAATGGTATTAACTATACAGACTGTTGTGTTATATTTTCAAATCTTGTAAGGTTTAACTTAAAACACATATTATGATAGCAACTTCAATAGGTTTTATTTTTGGTAATAATACCAAAGATTACAACATAATGGCAACAATGTGGAATTGTAAATACAAGGAAGCAGTGTGTGATGATGATGTTTACTTAGCTTTAAAGCACATACCATGGAAATAATTGAACACATGATTAACAATAAAAGTGTTAGCATATTATTCCACAACATTATAAAGCGGGAGTACACTTACTTCAGTAACTGTATGTTGAGACCATACAAAGAAAACGATATTGTCTTAACCTTAAAACAGATACCGTGAACATGTGGATAGAATATGTCTTAGCACCTTACCCATTTAAACGCAGACATCAATACAGGAACTGTATAACTATAGAGATAAACAGTACACTGTTTAGTGAAAGTGTTTTAGTCTTAAAACATATAACATGCAAGTACACAGTCTAACTAACATCGGTAAAAACTACATGTATGAAGTTTATTTAAGAAACTATTTAGGTTGTGAAGGATATATACGTAAACATGCTAAACTGTTAATACTAAAACATATACCATGCAAGTAAGACACATAATGTACAGAGAAGGACTTTACTATGGCTACTACAGATGTACTAGTCAAAAATTGGAAGTTTATGAATTAATAAAACGCACATGTGACCCTTTAATCACTTTAAAACTTGTACCATGCGTGTAGGATTAGATATACAAATTATGGTAACAGACTACATTTGTATCTGTAACAAGATTGGATACATTATAACACACAAGCGATGGAACTAGAGCTGTACCATAGTTATTCGTTTTGTCAAGTTATGGCATTACATATACCTAACAAATCTTGTATAGGTGATAACCCGTTTAATGAAACATTAATACCTGTATTAAAACTAATAAGATGATAATAACATGTCCAAACTATTCAAGACATTTACCACTAGCTAACTGTTATGTTAGTTGTTTAAACTATCAATCATTTAACAACCACATAACAATCATACATAAACTATGCATGTACTAAATAACTTAAGCGATGTAGTAAGTTGGAGGGTACTACCTAATAGTTTTAATGATTACATATTAGATATTGATATTACTTGGCAACTTGATGATTTTCTAATTACCTTAAAACATATAATATGATAGCAACAACACGCCATGCATATGACATACTTTATCTTGGAAGACCTTCCCTCAGGTTACTTATACATGATGCAACAGGCACATTCAACAATTATGAATTAGCTATAAGTTGTATTAGGCGTAAAGATGACTTAGACACAGTGTTAACATTAAAACATATAATATGATAGCATCAGCTCATTATATAGATAGCGTACTTATCCGAAAACCATCACCAGGATGGATTATGCACAATACACTACGTATAGACCGCAATGATGACTTAAACTCATTAAATATAATATTAAGTTGTACAAAATCTATGTCATACATGGATAACTTAGTGACCTTAAAATACATATTATGAATATAATAACAGGTATGAGTGGTCTTACCATAAGTAAATACTACACAGACACATTTACTTGTATAATATTCTACAAGAAATTTACACTTAAACTGTTACTAAAACATACACCATGCGAATAATGCTATATAATCCAGGACCTTATTATTATTATACAGTGTTAAATCTTAAGTCACATTTAGATAGTTTATCAGTATACTCTTGTAAAGAAGCTCATAGTTATGAAAATGATATTATACTAACTTTAAAATACATACCATGGAATTATTTAGCTTAAACAAACTAGATCCTTCTGGTAACTTTCACAGCTTTAACAGTAGGATACACGAGTACTTACACTCAAGTAGGATAACTCATACTATTACTGATGAAACTTTTAGAAGTTGTAAAAACTTCTACGAAATGCAAGATGATGTATTCATAACCTTAAAATACATGCTATGAGAGCAAATATCAACGTTTTGATGTATGCATAGGATGTAAAGAATGTTTTTTCAAGTATCATATACTGTCATTGTCATTATCGTGAAGGGTTTCTTCAAGATGATTTCTCAATAGCTTTAAAACTTATGTCATTATGATAGTAAAAATGTCAAATGTTGTTGAAATAGCATATACACAGTTTAATAAAGCAACTAATTACAGGAACTGTAGATGTACTAGTTTTGCAGTTCAGTTTACCTATGTAATACCTTTTGATCCTAGCTTAATACTTAAATTATGGAAATAGGAGCAACCTTATTTAAAGGATTAGAGATAAGCATATTGTACAAGTGGATTTCTGTTCTGATACCTAGATATATAAACTGTAAAGAATACTACAAACATGACCCTGCTGATATGATAACAATACTAAAACATGTATCATGAAACTCTCAACTACATTTGGCACTACACTTTCAGGTAGAGCATTGTATATAGTCAGAAAGTCTAACGAAAAACGTATGCTGATATACAACTGTATAAATAGTAAGTTGGAAAACAATATTAGATTACTGTTAAAACACATATGAAAATAGCAACTTATCTCTATATGTACGGTATGGAACATTTTAATGGTATCGACAACAAGCTTTATTTTACGATGTCTACGGATTTTGTTACCGATAAGATATGTATGCTTAAATATACCTACAAGTAAATATTTAACCATGCAGATACAACACTATATTATCTTGGACGTAATCTTTCAAAAAGATTATATTTACCACTACAGGTCTTTACACATGATTCCTGTAAAAACAGGTTTGTGCATAAAGGTTTTTAATACTTAAGTATGAAAGTATATGCTTTACCAAAGTTTTGGTTTGCTATCAACACACCTTTGTTTTGTACAGATACTTACAACAGTTGTTTAAACTGGGGAGATTCTGATTATTTACCAATAATAAAATACTATAATAGTAAGTAATAACTATACAAAAACTTATATGGACATAGAATATGTATATGTTTTAAAGTGGTATAATCATACAGATAAGTTCTGTACATCATATGCAAAAGTAATAATAAAAAAGTCAAGAAGGTCAAGTTATGTCTTTAGGGATATAATTAACTGTTTGAATATAACCGGCGTAGATAATAGTATACTGTTAAAATTTATTGTATGATAGTACGTAGCTATATCTCTACCTGTTTAATACATACGATGTCTGAGTTTTATACCACAACGTTTATATCTACTACGCGCAAATTTGCAGCACAGAACACATACCTCATAGATGCTTATACCGTTACTAAATACAATTCATTATGATGCTGTACCACCTTTCACGCAGGTTAAACGATGATCTTGTATTTCCTGTATCTTTCATATTCAAGAAAAATTCATATTTGACTTATGTTAGTTGTATATACAAAGGTAGGGTTATGAAAGAAGATGACTATAACTTAATGCTAAAGTACATAATACTCTAAGTCGTAAGGATACAGATATGTTTATCATAAAACGATGTTACTAGAGCTGTACATATTTACCATGGAAGACACCCACCTATCTAACAAAGATGAAGTAGTAGGATGGTGGTGGCCTATTATCAAAGAGTATAATAGAGTTTTAATACAATGTAAGTTATTTTTTAATCCATAAACTTTTTATCAATGTTTAGAAAACGGAAAACAGTAGACAACGTAATGGCAGATGCCGGACTTGAGTTCATGAAAGAACTCTTCAGCGATGTCAAACCAAGTGGGTACAAAAAGTTCAACTCCCAAGGTGAGAACGACCCTACCCATTATGATGGACAGACGGTACAACTGCCACAAGACATGAGCTATTTGCAAGGTGCCGATCAGCTTATAGCTTATCACCAGTTCAGTGAAGCGTTGACCACTGTCACGCAACCCTTCCAAGGGTATTTCATCAATGACTTTTTGCTTACCGTCACTGACATATTGACTAAGACTGTAGGCAAACTTATCGAATCTACACGCGATTATGAAGGCGATAATTGCCAGAACCAGTATGTGCAAATCCCTTTGCGCTATGAAAATGGTAAACTTGTTGAAGAACAAGCCTTCCTAGGCAGTATCAAAGTTCAGGCTTGGGGCGATGCCATCATGACCATACAGGTAGGTTTCATCGGCATCTCTGTTAAGAACAAGTACAAGAAACATGCTGAAATGTTCTTGAAGTTCATCGGCGAAAGGTTACGTGAACGTAAGGTCATGGAAGGTCAGGCATTGGAAATCCAGGTACAAAAGAATGGTATCATGGCTATTCCTATCCAACTCAAAGAAGCTAAGAACATTGTCTTGGCCAACAGGGTGGAAAGTACTTTGACCAACTTGATCTTTCCTTACATCCACAAGCGTAATTCCAGGTCTCAGAAGGCTATGTTCTACGGTCCATTTGGTACTGGTAAAACCGAGACAGCAATTCGTGCAGGTGTAGAAAGTGTTAATGCTGGCAGGACTTTCTTCTATCTGAAGAACTCTGCACAGCTCAAACCTTTGATCGAATACCTGCCAAACTACCAGTTCTCTACAGTCTTTGCCGAAGACTTGGACCAGGTAGCAAGTGGTGACAGGGATTCAGGTATGAACGACTTGCTGAACACTATCGATGGTCAGCAACTGAAGAACTGTGATGTGTTCCTGATCTTTACCTCAAACAATGTGGACAGTATCAACCCTGCATTCCGTAGGAGTGGTAGGATTGACTTCCTCTTAAAGTTCGATTACTGCGATAAGGAATCCATCATCAAAATCTTCGAACTCAATTTGAGCAAGCTCAAGGGCTTTGATAAGGTAGATACCGATGTCCTTGCAGAAAGGATGCCTTCGCCTATCAGTGGTAGTGAGGTCACTGCATTCTGCAACAGGTTGATTACAGTGACTAAGTTCCTGGACACAGATCTTACCACTGAACTTATCGATGTCAACATTGGCCAGCTTGTTGAACACAATGCCTTTATCCATTCTGAACAAGTCAAGCCAGAAGGTGTCGACTTCCATCTGGGCAAAGCCTTGCACGGTGCACTTGCACAAACACTTCCCGGTTTAGTGAATGAATATGGTAACTGATTAACTTGACAGGTTAACTAATTAAAGGTATATTTACCGTTGTTAGTTAGGCTGTGATTTGTTGAAAACGCCTTTAGGAGATGTGGTCACAAAACCACATCTCCATTTTATCTCCCCTACACAAAATCTTTGTGATAGGTATTTCTTCACTAATACAATCCTGATGTATTTATGGTATTTAATGTTGCAATTATTCCTGCCTCATAATGTTACTTATGCAGTAGACCTTGAGCCTGTAACAATATATTCTACAAAAATGTCTTATGATAAAGACGTAGAACTATTGGCCAGGTTAATCTACTGTGAAGCTGGCAACCAACCCTACTTAGGCAAACTAGCTGTTGCCAATGTAGTCGTAAACAGGCAGCAGTTACTAGGTACTACCCTACATAAGACAATACACGCCAAAGGTCAGTTCGATGGTATAAACACAAAATACTTTTACCAGAAACCGAACTATGAAAGTTATCAAGCGGCGTATGATGTCCTTGTAAATAAAAAAAGGGTGTTACCTTTGTCAGTAGTGTACTTTGCTAATGAGAGAATATCCACAGATAAGAAGTGGATCAAGCGTGTACAGAAAAACAAATACATGGATATCTATGATCACAGCTTCTATCACGAACCCGTATACATGCGCAAGACTGTTTGAGGTAGATCAAGTAGGTTTAGACGTAGAAAGCTTTTCTAACTTCTTTTGTGTGGGTATTACCGATTTCAAAGGTAATACCCATTCTTTTGTCTATGACAAATTTCAAGATGATAGAAAATTACTTTTTATGTTGTTGGACCACTTTGATAAGAAACAAGTAGAGGTCGTTACTTTTAACGGTATACACTATGACTGTCCTGTCCTTAACTATGCCAGGTTGAACCCACAAAGTACTACCGAAGACATCAAAAGGTTCAGTGATATGGTCATTACACAGGATTATTGGTGGGGTACAGATGGATATAAGATATATCGCTACCATCAAAAGTGGAAAGATATAGACTTATTCCTGTACTGGTCTAAGCTACAACGCATTACCAAGAAAATCAGTTTAAAAGGTTTGGCAATACAACTGAAGTACCCTGTCATACAGGAACTTCCTGTTAAACCTAATGAGCCTGTACCTGATAACATGAGGATGGAAGTACTTACGTACAACGCTGTCCACGACTTGGGTATCTTAAGGTATTTAATGGAAAAACCGTTTAAGCTGCAAGGCAAGAAGACTAGTTTTAACGAAGAAATAAACTTGCGCAAGAAAGCTATCGAAAAATACAATTTCGATAAACGAGTGCTTAGCTATGATGCCGTTAAACTGGGCTTACAGGTAGCGTTGAACAGAGCAAGAGAGATACCACCGCCTAGGATGTTTAACTTATTTCAGGAAGTCATCAACCCTTTGATCAAGTTTGATACGCCTAAATTCAACACTTTACTTGACGATATCAAACAAACGCCTAGGGAACACGGTTTACATAAAACCATAGGATCAGGTGGCCTACTCTTTGAATTAAAGCAAGGTGGTTTGCACTCTAAGAACAAGCCTTGCATATATTTCAACAAGCCTGGATATATCTTCCACAGCCTTGACGTAAGCGGTTACTACCCTGCACTTGCAGAAACGTTAAAGTGTAAGTTGTACGAGGAACTAAGTGTCATACGTAAAGAAAGGTTGGACTTAAAACATAAAGGTTTAGGCAAGACACCGGAAGCAAACCTGCTTAAGCTGGCAGCAAATGGTACTGTTGGTAACTTTAACCAGGAAGTCAGCCCTATCTATGACCCATTTAGTTTTTATTCTATTACCATCAATGGTCAACTGTTTTTACTCATGTTGCTTGAAAAGGGCATAAGCTTAGGTTGTATACCTATCATGGCCAATACTGATGGCTTTGAACTCTATGTACCTGAAGATAAGTACGATGAGTTTATGGACATCTGTAAGTCTTGGGAGAAATATACTGGTTTTGAACTGGAACATTTTAGGTACAAAGCGTTGTACATGCTTAATGTCAATAGCTATCTTGGTGTATTTGATGATGGTAGTATAAAGGAAAAAGGTTGGTTTGTAACTGATCCTGATTTAGGCAACAAAGTAGATTTCTTGATACTACCAAAAGCATTACAAAACTATTTGTTGTACGATATACCATTTGATGAAACATTTAGTAAAGCTAGTATTTACGATTTCTGTGCTGCACAGAAGGTAGATAGGTCATATGAAATGTATCATGGTAATATCGTACTACCACAAAGGTTAAATGTGTACTATGCTTCATTGTCAGGTAACTACTTGTTTAAGTCAAGGCACAATAAAAAATATGCTTTATCATCGATGAAAGGTGTAAAAACAACTATCTTTAACAGGTACAAACCAGGCCCATACAATATAGACTATGGTTTCTATAAAGCCAGGTTGGAAGATGTACTCCTTGAATTAGGTTTAACTTCTCAACAGTTAACTTTATTTCTATGAAATTTTATTCTGAGATATTACACCTTGCCAAACAACAAGAGCCGTTTTTAATCTGGGTACTTGACCCTTTGTACTTTAAGAAAGCTATGGCTATCATAGAAGATACACATGCCTATGATGAAGAAGAAATGGTAGATGTTTTGATGGCCAGTAAGAAAATAGCTTTCTATGACAAAAACAGTGACAGTTATTACATGGGCGGTAACAAGTACCTAAATCATCCTTTCAAATCACAACTGGTACAATACGTCAAACTAAGTGCTGATGACGGTGACGGTTATATTTTCTTTATCAATAATCAAGACAACTAATGTTTCAAAAGAACCTGGCATCGCTTATAGAAATACAGCAACAAGCAGTGTCTTTCATTAAACAGTACAAAAAGTTTTTTCTAAATTGGGAAACAGGTATAGGTAAAACCTTACCTGCATTACAAGCTGCCCACGATATAGGTGGTAAGTGGTTATGGGTGATGTCACAAAACGTACAGGAAAAGAACATTTTAGCTGAATGTAAGAAGTTTAAACTTAAGCCTGATATCGTTTTTGTCAACTACATATCACTACACAAATATTGTAGTGCCACTGGTTTTAAAGGTATTATCCTGGACGAATGCCATAGGCTTACTATGAAATCTGCCAGTTGTTTACCTGAGATACCGGTAGAATACTGTATCTGCCTATCTGCAAGTATCACACCACAGAGAAGGGTTGTCCTCAAAGAAGCTACTGGTTATGTAAAAGCTTGGAAGATAACTTTGACAGAAGGTATGAAGCTAGGTATCATACCGCCTATGGGTATCGTAGGTGTAGAGGTACCATTGGATTTGGATACGGATATATACACTGCAGAGATGAAAAGGTTTACTTCCAGTAAGCCAGTACACATGAACTTCGATGAATACATATTTAATTCTAAAAGGTACATAGCCGACGACTTTATTGTACGTGCCTGTACTTTAAAAGAATATCTACAAGTCATCGAAAACGAAATGGAGTTTTGGAAACAACAGTACTATAGCAAAAAACAAGAATGGTTGAAAGATACCAGATGGTTACCGTTAGGAGGTTTAAGGAAACGTATCCTTGCAGACCACAAAGCCAGGTCTTTGGATATTATCCAGGAACACCTTAAAGGTAAACGTTATGTTATTTTTGCCGAGAGCATAGAACAGCTGAAGAAGTTACAAGGGGAGAAGATACACAGCAAACTACCTAAAGAAGATGTCGAAAAAGCCATTAAGAAATTCAACACAGGTAAAACAAATGTGTTGTGTACTGTGAGGATGCTTAATGAAGGTATTAACCTAAGCAATATCGATGCAGTAGTGATCTTGAGTTTAAACGGTATAGATGTGCAGAACATCCAACGCAGGGGCAGGTCTACAAGAGGTACAAACCCTGTAGTATATGCTTGTTATGTACCGTTTACAAAAGACCACCAAAACTTTACAAAGTTTGTAGAAGGTTACGAAGACAAAACAAGAATAATAACAATCGATAAACTAAAAACACATATGTATGAAGAATTTACCGATAAGTAATGAATTACTGGAACTACTAGAACCAATGCCAGATAAAAGTCTGGCATTGTTGTTTTGTCTTGCAGTAGAGTATGGTTTACTAGATACAATGATTGATTCAGGAGTAATCAATAGAGATAACGAACACTATTACAGGATTAATCTGACTCAAGTTGATGAAGATGGTAACTTAAGACTACGGGTACCTTTGTTCGGTAAGATACAAGACAACACCGGTGAGTTTTATACCTACATCGAGAAACTTATCCAAAAGGGTATGACCCTAACAGGTTTTGGTTTTAATATGCAGGAATACACTGTACTTACTACAGATAGTGAAACACAAGACAACTTTGTACGTGTTAAGTTATCTATCGATAATTTTAACATAGACAGACTTGTAGATGTTACGGTAAAGTACTACCAACAAACAGTAAAAGCTAAAGGTCTGAAGTCCTTTTTAGCTAAAGATGCTATCACTGCTTATACCATAGGTGCATGAGTTTATTATATCACATACAGAAGGCCAGGTCTGGTGAAGTGTATGGTGCCAGGACTACATCTAGGTCTATCAACATGGCTATGGGCGGTATACATCCTGGTATGTACATTGTAGTAGCCAGTGAGCAGAAGGTAGGTAAGTCTACATTTGTCAACGAGTTCTTTGTCGATGGTCTTATTGAAGCCAACCCAGATCTGGATATTGAATACAATATTATTTCTACTGAGATGCCAAGACAGGATATCGAAGCCAAGATGATTACCAGAAAGATATATCTTCAACATAAGATTATCTTGTCAAGTAACTACATCATGGGTAAGAAACTTAATCCTGATGGTTCAAGGGTAAGGGTAAGCGATGATCACTACAGGTTGATAGAGAAAGTGTATAACGAATATGTCTTACCTATCAGCGGTGAGTATGACAAAGATGGTAGATTGATACACAAAGGTAAGATTAACTGGTTACCTAGAGACAACCCTACCGGTATCAGGAATTACTTCACACAACATGCAAGAAGCAATGGTGAGATTATTACCGAAAGGATACAAGTGTATGAAGATTCTGTACCTAGGATTGTTGAAAGAGTTGTAGGGTATAAACCACATAAGCCTTCTAAACTGGTAATTAATATCATTGACCATATACGACAATTACCAAGGGAGAGAGGGTTTAACATGAAAGAGAATGTGGACAAGATGTCCGAATACCTTGTAGAATCCAGTAGGATGTTCCAACATGTCAATGTAGGTGTTATTCACTTAAACAGGTGGGTAAGTGTAGACATGTTAAGATACTATGGAGACAAGATTAAGCCTACATCTGACAACATTAAGGACACGTCTAACACTAGTGAAGATGCCAATGTAGTAATTACTCTTCTGGATCCAGCAGATCCTATGTATAAACTCGAAACCCATATGGGTTATAACTTCAAAGAGTTTAACAATGCAGGTAAAGCTAAGTACAGGTCTGCGCATATTGTTGAGAACCGTTATGGTGATTTAGCTGATATGCGCCTAGGATTTGTAGGTGGCGCCCACTTTTTTGAATTTTAATACTAAATACATTAATTATGCAAAGTTTTGTAATTGCAGGCTACCCTGCAAGAGGGAAGACTACTTCCTTATTCCCTAATGAAGAACTGGGTATTAAAGGTTTACCTATTGACAAGACCTTGTACATTACTTGTGCTGGTCCCGGTAAATCTATCCCTGTACCACAGTGGACAGAAAAGTTCAATGCTGACAAGAAGATCAAAGAAGGTGGTAGGTTCTTAAGGTCTACAGACCCTAACATGATTAGTCAGGTAATCTTGTATGTTGCAGAACACCGCAAAGATGTCAAGGTTATTGTTGTCGACGATGCTAACTTGGTCATGGGTAAGACTGTCATGCAAAAGGCTAAGATGGAACGTAGTGACTGGGCAGACTTAGGTGTAGTAACGTATAAAATGTTTAACGTACTTGATACAATTACTGCATCACCAACATTGAATCGTGAGGATTTGTTTATTATATTTACATTCCATCTTAGCGAGACAGAAATACAAGATGGATATGCAGTAAGGACTAAGCATGAACTTAGTACTTCGGGTCAAATGTTAAAAAAGAATGTACCTCTAGCAAGTCTATGGGATGTTATTCTAGTAGCTAACCTGAAGTATGATCCCATGAAAACAGAACCTGATTATGTGTTTGAGACCAGGCCATTTGGTGATACCCCTGCCAGGTCACCTTTTGGTATGTTCCCAAGGGAGGGTATCATCAACAACGATGCTGGCTTAGTGTTGGATATCTTGTGTGATTATCATGGTATTGTTCTTTAATCTATAAAATCATTTAACTATGTACGGAGAAACCGTAAATGTAGGCAAAGCAGGTGTACAAGAATGTACCCTGGCAAACTTTGGACTGGCCACAGTAAACACTGAAAAGTACAAAGGTGTTGCACTGGACATTGAGTTCAAAGTCGGTGAGTCTTCTTACCGCATCCGCAAATTCCCTGTTAACAGGGTGCAAGTACAATCTGACATGGACAAGTATCCAGAGAGGTTCAAAAACAAAAAGACAGGTGCTATGCAGACTATCGATGAAGTAATCTCTCGCAAGCAACGCGACTTGTCTTCTTATGTCAAGCATGTGGTGACAGGTTTTGTAACCGATGAGATCTGGTCCAAGAAAATCAGCGAGTGGCTTGAAACAAACAAGTTTCAGACAGGTGTACACGAACCTACTTTTGAACAGTTTGTGGCCTTTGCACAGTCTTTACTACCTGTTAACTATCAGTCCATAGCAGGTATGGTAGCTGTTGGTTACAAAGGCAACACTGCTTATCTGGAAGTACCTGATGATATGTACATCATGGGGGATTTCTTCTCGACACCGCTTAATCCTAAAGAGGTTGCGGTACCTGATACGAAATACTTCAAGGTAAAGCAATGGGACAAGGGTAACGGCAGCGCACCTGCAGCTGTAAACCCTACAACTTCGGTTATGGATTATTAACAATAACCTAAAGGAAGGGTGCCTCTACCAAAGGCACCCTTTTCCTTTTTTAATATACATGTTATGTACGGGTTGGAAAACAGTAAATTTGTATTGGAACATGTAGATCAGCTCAAATGTTGGTCTATGGTGTTAGGTTCTGAAGTATCTTTAAACCAGTTGATAACATCGCCATTTAGATTAGACAATAAACCTACATGTTATTTACGAGATTACAACGGTGTTGTTTTATTTACAGACTGGGCATTTCCCAGTTTTAATAAATACACTGTCGTACATGCATTAGCACACCTTAAAGGTACTACATTTACGCAAGCTTCACAAATCTTATATGATTTTGTTTACCATAATGTATTAATAAGTGTTAACAATAACATTGTTATTACCGATACCATATTAACATTGACAGGTGAACGTAAACACATCTATTACGAAACATATACTTATGATGGTCAAGTATCTTATACTCAACTCGACGAGGATTATTGGGCTAGAAGGAAAGTTAAATTTCCAGAATTGCTTGCAACACAGCAACCTTGTTACAGCATATATAAATATTGGATCGACGGAAAAGCATATTATCCTAAGACATATCCCTGTTATGCTTTGACATTTAACGAAAGCCAAAACTTTAAGATGTACTGCCCATATGCAGAAAATAGGTTCCCATTGTCTACGGCTACATCCAGTGATGTTTGGAAGTGGAAGTCACATACATCAGCATGTGTTATCACCAAGTCTTATAAAGATGCATACCTTGTAAATAAGATTACAGGTATAGACACCTATGCTTTTCAAAGTGAAGGTATCATACCTAAAGATCTTAGTTTCCTATCTCAGTATAACACAAAATTAATTGTGTATGACAACGACAAAGCCGGTATAGAAGGATCTAATATACTTAAACAAAAACTCGATGATGCCAAACAGATGTATTACCCTAAGCAGTTAGGTAAAGATACAGATGACTTAGTAGTGAGAAACATGGAAAATATTGTTTACCAAATGATAAATACCGCAATACAATGAACTTACCACCTATCAGAGACTTTACCAGATGTGCTATCTGTGGTAAAAAAGATGGATGCAAAACTGTCGAAGATGCACATAACTGTCCAAACAAAATTAAAATACAACAAGAAAAGAAACTGTTGGAAAAAGAACCTGTCGAATGGCAGAGATTTATCAGAAAAGAACGCGAACAACCATGGTGAATATCATAGCTGCCATAGATAGAAACATGGTAATAGGCAACAACGGTAAACTACCATGGCATTTACCTGCAGACCTTAAACACTTCAAAGCACTTACCACAGACAATGTTGTCGTAATGGGCAGGAAGACTTTTGATTCTATAGGTAAACCTTTACCTAGGCGTACTAACATTGTACTTACAAGAGATAAGACTTTTAGACATGATGGTGTGCTTGTATGCTATAATCATAATGATATACTCACACTCAACAATAACATTTTTATTATTGGAGGTGGTGATATATATCAGTTGTTTATGCCACATGTACATCGACTATATATTACACACGTACAAACTGTAGTTAAAGGAGATGTGTATTTTCCTGCAATACCACAACATTTTAGTATTAAAGAGATACAATCTGTACCTAGTGACGAAGTGAATATGTACGATATGGATTTCTGTGTTTATGAAAAACCGTAAACTGTATATACATATAATATGTTTAGGGTTATACTTGACCCTACTTTATGTATTAACGACAATCGTATTCTTAAACTTAATAAGCTAAAAATCATGGACGTTGAAAAACAAAAAGTGTTTGACATTATCGAAAAAGTAAAGGTCATTATGGAAAACAACAGACCTCGTGATGGTAGGGGATATACCGAAGAGGAAATAAAATTTATTACCCAGACCAATGTGCCAAACTTTGACGAAGCTTTGTATAACAAACAGCTCCAGGTTGTTAACTTCACACAGATAGGTGCATATGCAGTCGCACATAGTTCTGAATTGGAAGCAGTACTTTACAATATGTTGTACAAAGCATGATAAAACATCCTGTTTTTATTGAGTTTCAAACTATGGGAGATATGCTTAAATTTAAAAAGCATATCGATGCTAATGAAGACCTTAAACATTACTTCGGGGGCAATACCTTACGTGAAATACAGTTTGAGTTTGATACCCTTGAACAAGCACAAATGTTTGGTAAAGCTATAGAGGCAATATCAAATAAGAAGAAAGTAAAATTATCATTCAAAAGAGATGGGTAGTAATACTACCCATCTTATTTAATTTTCAACAACATGAAACATCCTAAACTGGCACATGAAGACTGGAAGTCTTGCCCAGCCTTTACATTAATACCTTCTATTATGCAAGGTTTGATACCTAACTCTTTCAGGCCTGCAGAACCTAGCTTGATATTCAGGGCTTTTGAAATGCCACCTCAAGACATTAAAGCTGTTATTGTAGGATTAAGCCCTTATCCAGGCAGTTATACCAGTGGTGAACCACATGCGTGTGGATATGCTTTTGCAATAGAAAACATTGATACACCAAAACATGCTTGGCCTGTAAGCTTACAGATGATTTGTGAAAGTATGAAAGACCTCTATGATGTCGATGATATATATAAGTATTTTGACCCAACCTTAAGTCTATGGAAAGATGCTGGTATACTTTTACTTAACACTGCACTTACGACAATACCTTCAGATCCCAGGTCACACCTTAAACTATGGGAACCATTTACCATGAACTTATTGTCTTGGTTAAATAATGAGTATCCAGGTATCGTGTATTACTTTATGGGCAGTGATGCTTCTAAGCTAAGTTCTTTGATATACCCTATGTGGAACCATGTCATCGTAAGCGAACATCCATCAAGGGCTGCAAGGGAAAACAGGAAATTTAACCATAAGTTTAAAATATTCCAGGTAGCATACGAAGATAAATATGATTCTCCTCTAAGGCTAATATTACCTTTCTAAGCTATGGAGGCAAAATATTCAATCAATTTACATAGATATGTGGGCAAGTAACGTAGAGTTTAAGTCACTTAGTTTTTCCTATAAAATTTTACATGAAAGGAATACCTACAATGTAGTAACATACTACAACATGGACATATTATCATTGTTAAAACATATGTAATGGACAAAGCTAAGATAGGTAAACGTAACCGTATTAATGGACACAACTTTGAAAGATATGTTAAGTCTGTGTTTATCAAACTAGGGTTTTTAAATACGGCAACGTCAAGGGCAGTATCTAAAGTAGCTGATGATAAAGGCATTGACTTAGTAAATACTGGTGACTTAGGTGTACAGTGTAAATACACTGTAACAAGACCTAACTACATTGAAATACTTAAGTCAATGCCTTTAAACTTACTCAATGTTATATTCCATAAACAACCTAAAGGTAAGGTCTATGTAATTATGGAAGAACACGTATTTACAGAACTTTTAAAATGTTATATCAATGAACGGGGAACAAAAGGCCAAACAGATCAGGCAATACTACTCTCACCCAGGGATAAGCCAGAGCGAGATAAAAAGACATCTGGCAACAGGGGTAGTAAAACAAACAAAGGAAACTAGTGCTCTATCTAAAGGTAAGGTATTTGATGTACTTACTTTGATACCAGAAGCATACAAGTATTTATTTGTTGACTGGGACAAACCATTTAACCTGCCAACAGGTAAAGTCAAAGACATTGTAGATAAGTTCTACAAGATTACACCAGAGACTAATTTGCTTACAGACAATAATGAATTGCTTATACAACTTATTGAGGAGTTTGACTACTACAAAAACCTTAAACTACCATCAAGGATACATAGCTTAGTAGTTACCAAACATGGACAACAGTATCACAACCACTTACAAGAAAAAGGCGATAGAGATTTAGTACCAGGTTCTTTGAAGAGTACATTGTATGGTCCAAGTCAAATGCTTAGGTCACATCTGTATGAACAAGTGAAAGACTATCTAGAGATACATCCACAGCACTCTGTGTACTTTAATTACTTAGGCACTCAGTGTAAAGGTTTGTTAGACTTGTTAGTTGTTTATGCAGATAGGGTTGAAGTTAGAGATGTCAAATATACTGAGTTAAGTATCAATGACTATAATATTGAGCTTAGACGTAGAAGGACTGATATACAACTTAGCTATTATAAATATGCTATTAAGCAACAGTACAAAGACATACCAGTACATTGCTATGTAGACATATACTCTAAACAAGATGATGCCTGTTTCTCCTTTAAGTTCTCAGACTTAGACTTAGAAATAGCCAGGTATGGTGCTGAACGTAGTATGGGTACTATAACTACTGCAGGTTTGGTAATACCTTGTTCTAGTAGGATAAAAGGATGGCATGAGTATTTTGAACCTGTAACAAGTGTGAGTACAGATTTAGACTCTATTTGGATGTAACTTTTTAAATTATCATATACCATGAAGCAAGTTAATCTTGATGACTTGATGCAGTACAAAGCTACTGTACAAGGTGGAAACCAATTCTTAACATTACCTGGACCAGAAGCTATCCTTAGCCCTGTGTTTGCTAAGCTAGGCGGTAAGGTAAAACACTACAACTGTTATGTACAAGAACCTAACCGCAAAGCTGCCGATGTAAACAATGGCGAAGTTACTGCTGCCTACCAGTATGCTGACAGGGTACTTGTAGAAGCAGTACTTGATGATGATCTGCAAGTGTTTGGTACAGACAGGTATGAAACAGTTATTGGTATTATTTATGCCCATGACATCAACAGACCTGTGATAAAAGCTTACTTAGGCTTTGAGAACCAAGCTTGTTTGAACCTGAGCGTGTTCAACCCTTTAGACATTACTGCTAAAGACTTTGCAGCAACAGACTTCAGTACTATCTATGACAACATTGATGTGTACTTGGCCAGTGTACAACAGCGCAAGTTACAACTACAAGAAGCTGTAAGGTTCTTGAGCGAAGAGAAGTTGAGCGGTGACAAACTGAAAGAAGTCATTGGTGATGTTGCCGTCAAAGCACACACCAGTATTGCCATGAAGACGCACTTTTCTGCGATGATGGATCATGTGTTTAAATCTACAGGTAAGTATTACTCGCCACAAGGGGAACATACCAGGTATAACCTGTACCAAGCTTTTACGCATACCATTTCTAAAGACAGGGAAGTAAGCCTGGCCAGACCTGATAAAGTTCTTGAAGCTTACAACTTCTTTAACTAATGCGCGTACAATTAGATAAGATCTATGTGAACCGTACAAGGATGTATTTGGCAAGGGCTATGCTTGCATATTTTGACAGGCAGTCTTTGTATAACGTGCAGATACTAAAACCTATTATGTGGGGCACATATGATCAACTCTACTTGGAAGCTAAAGGTATTAAAGAAGTACAGTATAAGTTGTTCTTACTTGCTGAAGTGAAGTATAAACCACAACGTACCGCACTTAAGGAACTACGTACACACATGTATTATGAAGACGATTATCCTATGGATATCAAAAACACTAAATATGTGTTTATCGTATTCCAAATACCTTCAAATTTACATATGAGTTATAACTCGTTTATGGAAGGTAGATTTTCAGAAATGTTTACGGTAAAAGAACTTGACAAGATGGGTATAAAAAAGTTTGAAGACAACGAACCTAACCCTGTCTATGCAGTACTTACCAAGAAAAAACATCTGAAAGAAGTGTTCAGGCAGAGATTAGAAAAAGTCTTTGATGTAGAGATCAGTGAAGAAGACCTTGTTAATTCTGAACTGGACTCTTTCTTTGTACCTCCTACATACGAAGCTTTTAACGTTGACCATTATGGGCCAAAGATAAAAGAACAGTGAGTGTTTTATTTACGGTGGGGTAGCTTACGGGCTACCCTACTTTTTACCTTAACGATTATGAAACAAATAACAGTACTGAGGTCCCCAAGTAGGGGTACTAATTTTTATCGTATAGACAACCCTATGCATTTTGTTAAGTCAGATGTCTTGATGCGCGAAGTATATCTCCCTGTAGAAAACTACATTAAAGTATTAACTGGAAGTTCTGCTTTGTTCGTGTCCATGCCTACGGATAAACATGCGTTGTGGTTGATTATGGCGGCAAGAGCTATGGACATACCTGTAATATGTGATGTCGATGATTTGTTGACAGCAGATTATGGTGAAGCATATAAAGACCATTTAGACTGCCTGGACCTGGCAACGGTTATCATATGTGCCACTGAAGAATTACAAGATGTGTACATGCAGTACAATACAGTGTTGATAGAAAACTTTTTAGACCTTAAGTTTACGTCACAGAAACGTAAGTCTCTAAGACCTACTATAGTTGTACGTGGTTCTACAGCTAGAAAAGAAGACTATGAACACTATCAGGATATGTTCGTAGAGATAGAACAACGCCTACAACCTAAGTGGTACTTCATGGGTTATACACCAACGTTTTTCAGACCTATACTTGATGAGGTCATACCTTTTTCAGAACCTATGAAGTTTTTCCATAAGTTGTGCGACATCAATCCACATTTTATCTTCCATCCTATTGTAGATACGCCTGTAGGTAGGTGTAAATCTAAAAGCGCATATTGGGAAGCAGCATTATGTAATGCACAACTTGTAACAACGGCAACATGGTGGAAAGGTGAAAACATTATTACCGATGTAAAAGATATGGCATTGCCTGTAAAACCTGCTGTTGTAAACAAAGCACACAATAAAAAACAAATTGATAAATTTAAACAACTTATTTATGATTACACTAGTGTATAATTGGATGCAAACATTTCTGATACCTACCAACAGGAATACAGAAACAGTAGACCTCTATTCCAGACTCATCGAGGAAGAACATCAAGAAACCAATGATGAGTTTAGTAGAGGTAGAAGTACTGAAGAACTCAAGGAATGTGTAGACTTGTTATGGGTCACTATTGCTAAAGTACTTTCATTAGGGTATACACCTGAAGAAATAACTAAAGCACTAGAAGCTGTATATGAAAGCAACATGTCCAAGTACAGTAACACCAAAGAAGAGTTGGAAAAGTATATTACCCATCACAGTTTGTTATCACACAGTATCCAGAAAATAGGTGAAGGCAAATATGTATTGTTAAATCAAAATGGTAAAATTCAAAAAGGACCTAACTATCATGCAGCAAAAATCGATCTTAAGTAATGTCTTACAGCTTATCTTGATGATAGGCGCTATCTACTTGTTTTCAAAATTTGCTTGTAGCAAAGAAGAAACAACCAGTGTAAAAGAAGAGAAAGTACAAAGTACCAATGATGCTTATGATTATGACTATTCCGTACACAAAGCTGAACGTATCTCGATTAGTGAACAGATATGTAGGAACCATAGTAAAACACCTGAAGAACACTTTATGTGCGTACCTATGGTGCAAAGTACGGTGTCTTTTAAACTTGATTCGCTTTATACCGTGTTGAAAACACGTGTGGGCAATAAAGAAATTACACCGAGACAAGCTGGTAGTATCACTAATGATTATGTAAAAAGTTTATTGTACAAAAACTAATAACTATGTTACCTTTCTTTATAGGTTATTTCTTCTTAGCATGTTTTATTATTTATTTATTCAAAAAATTAATAGACGATAAATGACACAGTATGTACCAATGATCATTGCTGCTTTAGGTATAGCAATGATCTTTATGATATTCAAATCTAAGTCTAAAGGCACAGATATTATTGATGCTATCCGCGATAGAAAAATAGTGCTTCAAGAAGCACTACTCGTTTTCTTAGCTGTCCTTGAAGGTTTGATAGCAGCAGACGTGGCTTTTTCAGAAAACATGAACTACTGGGTAAGACTCAGTGCGCACATGGCCATAGCTGCAATATCTGTTATCTTTGGCTCTACATTGTACAGGCAATTTCAAGAACTATATGCTTCTATAAAACTTAAGCAAAGTTTTTGGATGGTGTTTAAAGAACTTACCGATGTCTTCATGTCTGCTATGTGGACGGTGCTACCAGCATTTGCTAATACTTGGTTTATCGTTATGGGTAGGAAAACACAAGCACAAGCTGTTAATTTCCTCACTGCATTATTTAATTTTAAGTTTACAGATGCATTGTTAGCTTTAAGTGACGGCACTACTTTTATGTCTATGTTTATCCTTAGTGCTCATGTATTTCTACCTATATATTTAGGTTTGTTTGCACAAGTAAACGAGAGTGTAGATAACGTTCTTAAACCTAAAGTTGACAATACTAAAGTAGAAATAACACCAGCACAAACAAAACCTGCAGTGGAAAATGAAGATGACGATGATAATGAAGTAGAAGAAGAAGACATAAAAAAGAACACGGGCACTATCAGGAGCATGAGGCAGATTTTAAAGAGATAGATGCCCTTAAAGAAATAGAGCCTCGTATACCGGACTTTAAGAATACACTTAACTACTGTACGAAACATATGTTTCAAGACTTAACTTTACACGAAAGATTGTTGAAAATAAACAAATGGCTAAGTAAAAACTTTACTAATAGATCTGAAGTTTTAACGAAGGCTGTTGAAGTATGTTTACGTGCAAGAGATGCTGCTGAAAAAGCGCAAAGCGAAAGATTTAAAAACATAAAATCTAGCGAAGAAAAAGCTATGATTGCACATATAGAAAAACTTATTGAAAATGCATAAGTATATCTTACATGTGTCTATGTTTATAAAAATAAGATATCAGTTTTGGCTCTACGATAATACTTTTCCTGAACTAATTTTATTAGAAACTGGTCATGATCCTGAAAGGTATTATAAAATAAAACACGATTTATCACAAACAGAGTATGATGAACGAGTTAGATACGTAGAGCCAATACCAGGTATGTTTATTGAAGGCGTTGATGCTAGTAAGCTGGCAAGATCTGTTTTACTCAAGCTAGATCTCCCTGAAGAAGAAGCCGAGGAGATATTTACAGACAACTCTCTCTTTGAATTAAATGAGTTTTATTCTATTCTTAACAATTTAATCGATAAACTATGGCAGATCAAAAAGACCATCAAATCATAGATGTGTTATATGCACATGTAGAAGCTCGTTCACAAATAAAAGAGTTACTACAGCTTTTAGAACAGGCTAAAACCAATGTTGCTGGACTGGACAAAACTATTCTTCAGTTTATGTCTGACAATAAAAAAGACAAGATGGCAGTATACCTTGAAGGTACTAATACTATTGTAGTGTATTACCTTGAGAACTACAAAGCAGAAGGTCCTTTGTTACGCATGGAGGGACCTATCCCTATGCTTAGTTAAGTTACCTTGTTGCAGACTTATCTGATTCCAGTACATCAAATGTCTTACGGATATAGTATATACCAGGGATCAATGATACGGTATAATGGAACTTACCCGCTTTCTCATCTCCTTTGTTAGCACCAAAGGGTATGGGGAAGCGGGCATCACCTTCACCAAAGAACACATCACCAGTCTCATCAAGAGTGTTACCTACTAACTTACGTGCTTGTGTAAACAATCCTATCAGAGGTATAGGGTTGGCAAACAACTTTTCGTATTCCATAGGATCATAAGTAAACGACATTTCGGTTTTAGTACGGTTAAGTACCTGGAACATTTTATGCGTCAACCACATCTCTGCATATAGTTTCTCACCATCATCATCGTAATCAGATCCTAGTAAAAATATCATAGCAGTAAGTACCAGAAGTATTTCTATCTCACCAAGCATAGCTTTGATCTGACCTTTCTTCATTTCCAAGAATTGTTCATAGGTAGGGAACATACCTTCCATTACTGGTGAGTTAGCATACTTCCTTTGAAAAGCAGCATACTGTGCCCTGGCTTTTTTATCATCAAACTTGTACTCATTACCTAACATCCTACCTATGGTACCATAAGTAAGTAAGTCTTTGGTAACAAACTTTAATGAGTTACCTAGTGTCTCAAGCCAGAACATACCAGTCTTGATATCTTGCTCACTACTTACCTCATCCCAGAACACCCTATACCTACCTTGTTCTGCAGTGTCAAGTACATTGTTGTACTTAAGACTACCAAACCTTTCCCTTACCACACCAGGCATCCAGGATTTAAACTGCATCATCAACCTGCCATAGATAGTTGTCTGCCAAAATGCAATCTCTTCTGAAGACATAGTACCTTTTATCCTACGTTGTCCAGCTCTTACCTTTTGTTGAAACTGTCTGGTAATGCGTAAGATGACATCATTATCACTAATCCCTTCAAAACTAAGTTCCCCATTCTCATTAATAGTAATCATGTCACGTAATGGTTTACTACCTTCTGGTAAGTTAGCTAGCCTACGCACATTACCATTGCTATCTATACCATAGTTCATAGCCATAGCATTAGCTATGTGGTTATCTATCCTCTCATCACCATAACTATATGGTCTCATTAACAACCTCTGATTGATATACTGTTGTGCTGTAGAACTGTACAGGTTATCTTTTAAAATATTACCACCAGCTCTGTTAGTAACTACATCTCTGAGCATATCTTCACCATGTATACCAAAGTAATACCCTATACCATGGTATCTTTTACTATCTGTAGCTTGTAACTTCAGTGAGTCATTCCACTGATTGATATTAAATATCTGTCCTTTAGTAGCTTCTAACCTAGTATTCAACTGTGCTGATACATAACTAGCTGTTGCTGGTATAATACCTAAACCTAGTGTGCGTATAGAAAAGAAGTTTTGTAACTTGCTGATGATGTAGTTAAACTTTTCACCACCAATACTACTATCCATTTGTATACCATATAGGTGATAGTTAGTAAGTGCATTAAACACCCTATCTGTCATACTACCACCTACAGTCTTATCTTTAAGTGCTAAGTTATCTAGTGTTTCAAATGTCTTAGTACCCCAACCTTTCTTTTCATACTCAACAGTCTTTAACATATCCTTGATAGCTAGTATTTGACTTTCTATTTCAGACATGTACTTGTAGTTAAGTGCCATCTTAGCAAATAACCTGGTAGATGCACCTATATCCATACTTAGTTCAGCAGTAGTAATCTTGCCATCAGCATCTCTAAATGGATTGGTAAAGAATATAGGTACTTTAACCTCACCTTCAACATCAATATTCTGTTGACCAAACATGGTCTCATCTTCACGAATACTAAATGTTTTCTTGATATCCCCTAGGGCTGAATACAAGTCACTACGCTGTGCTTTCTCAACAATATCAGCACGTACTATAGGATAAAATAACTGTGAGTTAACAGCATCAAAACCTACCAGTTGTTGAAATCTGGAATTAAACTCCATCATCTTATCATAATATGCGCTAAGACTAGGGTTAGATTCTATTACACTATACTGTTCTGACTTATACCTCTGTAGTGTTTCTGGTTTAAGCTCTAACCAACTGTTACTAGCTTTTAACCAAGCTGAAGGGTGATTAGGTTTTCCAGTAACTTTATTAAGACTTAAGTCCCACTGACTTTCCCACCACTTCATAGCCTTATCTACACGCTCACCTTGATTAGGATACCTTTCCTTTAACGTAGCTTCATATTCTTTCTTTGACCTGGCATACCATCTCTGATATGTCTCACCATTTAAGTTCTTATCCCTTACCTTATAGGCATTGACCATGAAGTCTACATCTTTATTTTCCCTAGCTTCTTTCTTCTCTTCGTAAAATGTACTGGACACTTTAGAATAGTACCTACCTGTTTTCTTGTTTATTAAGTATTTGTG